CAAGACATTGTCATTGACCTTCTCCATTGAATCTGTCATAATATTTCTCCGTAAAATCTTTTTCAGTATAATGAAACACTGTGTCCTGCAAATGTCCACCTATTTTAAGTTGTTGTTTATCATCAATAAAGCAACTAACACGGTCTTGCCATTTTGTTGTTTGTATTTTCCAACTTTGTGCATACGGTTTCATATGTACAAACGTAGGAAATGGTAGTTTAGTATTTGTAACTATATGTTCAACACCTAACACTCTAATTGCTATTGCTGTACATACGTCAACGCTTAAAAACTTTTGCATTTTCTTAGGTGCATACCTTTCATAATAGTATTCCCAGTTTTTCATTACTTCTTCTAAACAAGTATAAAACTGTTTTGCAAATTCTGACTTTTTAAAATAATGTAATGCGACATAAATGTTTGGTAAGTTGTTTGCTTCGAACATTTTTCTATAGTATGTTACATTAAGTTTACACTGTTTATAATCTGTTACATTAGTTGTATAAAATACATCATAATTTTGCATTAAATTCCACCAATGTGTTAAGTTATGACATACTATCATGTCTGTATCTAATACAAAAGTTTCGTCATATGGACAAGCATGATAAATTTTCCATCTGTTTTGTACTTTCCATTTGTGCTCATCTGCTTTATCTTCCCACGGAATAGGTACAATATCGTCAAACAGTCCTTCTTTAATCCATTCAGTGTCTTCATTAGTTATTAAGCAAATTTTACTGTCTGGATTAGTTTTTCTAATACTCATTGCTAGTAATTCTGCTTGACGTACATAATTGTCTTGTTCATTATTTTGTGCAAGAAAAGTAAAGTTAGGCATTAGAAATGTTCCTATTCAAACTAAACTTATTCATTACGTGTAAGTTTAAGCCTTTAGATTTTAAAAGGGTATACTCTCCCGATCTATTTTGTTTTTCAACTAATAAAGTTAATTCATCATCTTTAATTTTTTCTAAGATATCTTTACCTGTACTATAAATCATCTTTCCTGGTAATTCTTTTACGAATCCAGATCCATAGTGTCCTGCCATAATATGTATTGCTATACTAAAAGCAAAGTCATTCCTATAAACACTGTTAGTAAGTTGATACAAGTTTCGATAGTGTTCATAATTTTCTTTAATATGTGTTATTAGATCAAAGAACACTTTATTAGATTTTGTTTTTCTAAAAAACACAACTGTGGCCCAATAAAATTTTATACTAGTTTCACTTATTAAATCAAATTCTTCTGCTTCTCTCCATCCCGAAATATCAAGACTCTTTGAATAAACCATTAAGTCATTAACACTATTAAAACAACTTAGTAATAAGTCATTGGAAATAATATAGTCAGTATCTAGTACTAGTGTTTGATCGTATGGCGAAACATTATAAGCATTATCTCTATTAAAATTCTTAAAGTTAAGAAGTTTGAACGACAACGCTCCATCATGATAGCGTTTTTTATTATATCTAATAGATGAAACTTCTATAATGTTATCAAATACTTCATTACCATTATAATATTTTTCAACCCTTGCTTTATCATCAGTAACTAAAGTAGTAGGAAGGTTCATGTACTGTTTTACACGATTGGCTAGATAACACGCTTGAGCAACGTAATCTATTTGTTCATTATTGTATGCAAATAAAAGAATCCCATTTGTCATTCTACTAATCCGTCAACGGACCTACTTTTTGTTAATTTTTGATAAGACGTATGATATTCATTAAGAGCAACAAAGTACTTGTCAAAAATTTCTTCTTTAAATTTTTCAATACTTTGTATTTCAATAGGAATACTATTATCATCAATTAATATAAACGACTCTTGTCCGCTACCTAGTAATGTTTGGCAATAATTAATAAGTTCTTTAGTAATAGTAAATTGTCCACCTGCGCAGAAATAAATCGTATCTGTTACAAATTTTTCTTGTAACATACGCTTTTGATTTTCTAGTGTAGCAGAATAATTGCCAAATTCAAGGGCTTTTGATAACTTCTCGTCCATAGTACTGTATTTACAGTCAAAAAAAAAGAGTCACTTAAAAAGTGACTCTAGTGTGACGCCTTGCAACATCACGGTTCCTAAGGTAGTAGGAATTCTTATGTTAAGTTATTTGTTGTAGCAAATGTTGGACTAGTTAATGCTACATAAAGACCAGTTGGTAATCTTTCGCCAACTACACTCTCTAATGTACCAGTTACACTTTCGTCAATTGGGTTAATTGCGCCATCATTATTTGAGTCGCCAGCATCAGAACCAACATCGTCGTCTCTAAATTCAATTAAAAATTCAATTTGTGCTGTTGTATTCTCTTTTGCTTTGATATTATAATCGTTCATTGAATATACACCAGTTCCATCTTTCTGAAATACAAGTTGATAAGTTGATGTTAAATCAAAGTTTCCAAGACCTTGTGGAGTTCCTGGAGTAGTACCATTTGAAGTACAGTCATCTGATTTAAAAAGAACTGTTCCCATTGATGATAATAAGTTATTCCAATCGTTGTTCTTACCGTTTGAAACATCAGGATCTAAGTCTGCTGTAAAACGAATTTCTCCGCCTGCATTAAAGAAGTGTCTACGTGCATCAGCACTTGCAAAAGTAACTGTAACAACATGATCAACAATACCAGACCATGAAGTAGTTCTAGTACTTGAAGTTTTACTATTAGTAATTGTGCTTTGTGATGTATCTACAGTATAAATTAAATCTTTATCTGTTTCAAGAGTAGTTGCTAAATCTTCATATTGAAGAATACCTCTACCTGTTCCGGTATCAGCCGAATCTTCTTCGATAACTTGGCCTGCCGCTACTGTTGCAATAGACTGTGGAACACTTCCAACTTGGTGTACTCTTGTTGCAACTAAATCAGTGTACAGATCAGCCATGTGTGTCGAATCGATAACTGTTTCTGCGGCTACTTGTGAACTTGCTAACACTTGTCCATATCCAAATTGACCGCTTCCGTTACCTAAAACGTTAGCCACCTTTGCTTGTAATGTATTATACCTTGCCGCTGTTACAACTGCCATTTACTTCTTCCCTTTAAACTTTTAGTACAACTTCTACTAATTTTTCTTCGTGTCTATCATTAGACTCTAGTGCAACACCTACTAATTCGCCTTCGTTGGCTTTTTGTGCAGTACCGTTAGCACCTACGTATAGTTTGTCGCCTTTGTTAACAGGTCCTACAACTCTTACTGGTACTCTACCTTTAAGTGCAATCGCTTGACCTTCTGCATCTGCATTCATTAAGTAAGCAGGTTTAGCAGAAATAACACCAATTGGCATTCCGTCAATTTGGCACCATGTAGTTTCTGAGTCTTCATTATCACTAACTGCCATAATAGTACCTGTTGGATACTCGTCATCAGTTGTGTATTTCTCTGCCAAGTCAGCGTAACGTGCTGTTGTAGCAGTACCGTTAAATAGGTTTGCATTTAGATTTGCTTGACTGTCTCTAACTGCAACTGTATCAGCAGTAGCCGAAGTACTTGCTGTTCTGTTATTCTGACCAACTACCATTGCGTTTGCTGTAGTTGCTGTACCGTTAAATGTTGTTGCCCAAACGTTGTTCCACTTGCTATTAGTATTACCTAAGTTGTAAGTGTTGTTTGCACCAGGAACAATACCTTCTGCTTTAATTTGCATTGGTTCTGTTACTTGTGACTGATCGTTGTCAACTTTAAATCTAATTACAGTTCCAACTTCGTTTGCAATAACACCTTGGTTATCATTTTCAATTGAAACTCTTAAATCATTTGATGCACCAACAGTAAAGCCTGTATCACTAAATCTTACAATTTCAGTAAATGATGATTCTTGTCCCGGAATACTTACAACGTATTCGCTTGCATCTCTTCCGCCTAATTTTTCTGAGTTAGTAGCAGTTCCCCACCATCTATGAGCAGTTGAAGTAACACCTTGTGTAGCGTTTGTTGTGTTCTTCATAGTCATACCTCTATGAATGACATCAAATCCTGTTATGGCATTGTCGGGGTCGGATGAGTCAATCGTAAAGTCTGACGCTGAAAGTACAACAACTACTTCATCGTTTACAGTACCTTTAATAACTGTTCGTTGTGCTTGTGAAATATCTCTTACTGTATCAGTAACAAAACTAGTTAAAGTATCACCTTGTGATTGTGGACCAATTAGGATAAAACCTGTTCCTGTGTTTGCATACAACTGATTGTTTGCATTATCCCACCAAAAGTCACCTTCAGTAAGTCCTGATGGTTGTGAAGAACTTACTTCAGCACCGCCAGTTGTTCTAAATTTTGTGCCGTCATAAAATTTTAGTTTGCTTACTCCTGAATCAAACCAAATTTGACCTGCTATTGCTCTGGATGGTGAATTTGCACTTGAAAAATTTTCTAGTAAATGAACGAAATTTTCGTTCTGGATTTCACCGTAACCAGCATAGTTTTTACCAACTAGTTTAAGACTAGTAGTTTGATCGACTGTACCGTCTTCAACTACCGCAATCTGCGAACCGTCGGTTTTATTAATAATATATGCCATAGTTTCTAACCCCTTTATTGTATATATTTATCGTTATACCGCAGAACTTTGTCCGCTAGTATAAGTCCATACGCCCCCGTTTACTGTACAAATTAGTTTGTATCTTGAAACAGTTAAACTAACTGCACCGTTAACATCACTAAATTCTACGTCTTTAAGTACACTTTCGTTCTCATTACCTACTTCAGAAACTCTAGTTGCTGTTGCTGAATTAGCATCGTATGTTCCTGCTTCACCACTTGTGTTTGCAGAAATAATTGCTTCAGTAGTTGACAATACACTGTCTACTGTAAATGTTCCAGTTAGCGAAGCCATAGGTGTACCGCTATTTACTGTAGCACCTGTAATATCAATTTGTCTACCTGCTGTGTATTTGTGAACACCATTAGTAGTAATTGTAGTTGTTGTACCTTTAATAATGCTCGTAATAAGATTTGAACTTGCTGAAACAGTATGATCAACTTCAACTGTTGACTCTTCTAATGCAGTGTTTAGATCACTTGCAGTAAACAATGCTGATGCTGATGTTTGATCTGTTGCATGAATCTTTGCTTGAACTCCATTAATCTTTGTACTTGCTGGAACAATTTCTTCTAACAATGTTGTAATTTTTGCCGCAAATGTTGCTCCGCCACCTTGTGCTGGATCATATCCTAATCCAGTAATGTTTAATGCCAGTACTACACCTTCGTTATCAATTGCATTATCAACATAAAGTTTTGTTGCCGCATCTGTATCTTGTGCCGGTGTTCCTAATCCTCTAATTATTTTGCTATCAACAATTTCAATAATTGCTGTTGCACTTGTTAATTGTAAAGGTTGTACAACTGATGAAATTAAGTTTCCGTTAATGTTAACATTATCTACATTCAAGTTAGTAAGGGTACCAACTGATGTTAAATCAGGAGCACTTGCAATGTAAGTCATTTCTGTACCACTAAACACTGTGTTACCGTTTAACTTGTACCCTAGGTCTGAATCCCAATAAACATTTGATGTCCAAGAATTAGTTGTATTTTTCCAAAGTAACTCTTTATCGTTCGGAGTTGCTTTTACAATAAAACCAGCATTATCAACTTCTGGATCTGTTAATAATGTACTATCACTTGCAATAGCAAGTTCAATATTTTTATCCTGAATCCTCATGTTTTCTACATCTGTTTGGAATGTTTCGCCAGATATAGTTAGGTTACCGGCAATTTTTACATCACCGCCAACGTCTAATGTTGCTTGAGGATTATTATTAAAAATTCCTATATAACTATTTGCAGTATTAACTTTAATTGCACTTGTGGAACCTGTTGCTTTTCTAACTTTAACTTCTAAGTTTCTATCACGAACTGTATTTTCAATTAATGTTTGGTTATTTACAATTTTAATAACAATATTATCTTCTGGACCAATTGTAATACCACCGTTATTAATAGTAGTAATTGTTCCATTGGTTACACCATTAGCATCTGTAGGTAAAAACTGTGATGCGTTTTTCTTAATACCTTGTGCATTAATAATAGTATCTGCTGACGTTGCTGTTCCGTGGAATTTAAAATCGTCATTAATTATATTAATTCCTTTTTCAACTGCGCCGTTAATGCCATTAATAGTATTACTTGAATCTGGAGTAAATCTAATATTAGAAAGTACTGCTTCTGTTGTACCTCCTACATTTAATTTTACTATTGTTCTGTTACTTTGTGTATTATCAAGAACTGTTTCGGTTGAAAATCCCGACAGTCCTTCTGAACTTGCATATGGAGGTCCTACAAGAACTAAATCAGTTCCATCATAGAAATATAACTTGTTGTTTAAATTGTCGATCCAAAGATCACCTGTAACCATTTGTGGTTGTGTTGGACTTACAATAGGTCCGCCGGCACTTTTAAATTGTGCGCCGTCATATAATTTTAAACGTGACTCGCTTGAGTCGTACCATAATTGTCCAGTTAAAGGATTAGCAGGTGCTTGTGTGTTGGTAAAGTTTTCCAACATCTTGACAAAGTTTTCATTAATAGATTCACCAAAGCCTGAATAGTTACGACCAATTAGAGAAATATCTGTTGTTTGTGTATTAAGTTGTCCATCAACTAGTTCTACTAATAAATCACCATTCGTTTTGTTAATCTGATATGCCATTATTTTGCCCCCGCGTAAATTAGATAGTTAACAGCCAGGTAAGGATTCATAATATCAAAATCTTGTCCTACTGTTGTTGTACTTACCACGCCTCCTGAGAATGGAAACTTCTGTCCTGCATTTGTTCCTGTTGGAGCATCGGCTACTGTAGCATCTGCATCTACTGGTGCACCTTGAACATCACGTGATACGTAATATTGTGTACCACTTGGTCCACGTAAATCGTGTTCGTGTTCTGGTAAGTTTTCAACTTTAATTGGTTTCTTTTCAAATCCTGCTGTGCCGCCAAGTGTATCAGCGTTAGCATCAGTAACTCTATTTGCTGATCCTTGTTGTGTACCCATGTTGTCTTGGCCTAGCGGGAATCTACCACGTAAGTCTGGTAATGCAAATTTACCTAACGCCGGATTTGCTTTATATTTTGTTCCGATAATTTCATACAATTGAGGCCAATCAACAATAAATTCTTCTCTACCGTCACATAATAACCATCCATTTAAATCTGATGCTGTACTGTTATCTCCTGCATATGGAACTATCATTCCAACTGGATTAACTGGTAATGCACTAAACAAGTTACTTCTTGATATTTTTTTAAGACCTGTTCCGCTACCATTTTCGTCATTAAGTCTATTAATTAAAAGTTCGTCATCAAATCTCGATGTTGGAACGTTTGGCTTATTAGTAACAAATGTACTATTAACACTAATATCAAATGTTTTAACTAGTGTAGTTTCGCCTGGTGCTGTATACTGTCCGTCAAAAATAATGTTCGGAGCAGTTACGTCACCTGTAACTTGGAATGTTGTTCTTGAAGCAAGTTTATCTGAACTTCCTGAACGTCCTGTAACTGTTCCAGTTACATTACCTACTAAGTTACCTTTAAAAGTATTTGCATTAACTTCTGCAAATTTTAATATTGCAGATCCAATGCTTCTTGTGTTTGATGTATCTGGAAGTAGTGATCCGCCAAACGTTGCGGTTGATCCTACTTCTAATTCATTTCCAATCCTTGCACTCTTAGCAACACCAAGTCCGCCTTTTGTTGTAATAGCACCTGTTGAAATATTAACTGCTTCTGCAATTCCATTAATAATAAGGTTGTTACTAATAATAGCATTACCAGTTACGTCTAATGCTTCTGCTGGTGATAAGTTATTAATACCAACTTTTTGTGTTGAGTCAATTCTGATAACAGGTTGTAGGTTACCTGCATTATTAATTCTTAAGTCAATGTTTGCACCAGAAGTATTATTTGAAATAATTGCATTCTGTCCTTCAATACCAATTTGAACAACTGCATCACTTCCAACTTGTACACCTGAGTTATTTCTAATAATTAATCCTTTAGAAGAAATTGACTCTTTATCGCCTCTTAAGAAATTTTCTGCTGAAACAGGGTTAGCCTCTCCAGCAATAATTAAACTTTCTGCTTTTTCTGCAATACCGTAATACTTTGCAACACCAGCGCCAGTAATATCAGCAGAACTCATATTAAAGCCTGCCTTCAGCGAACTAAATCCTTGTATTGTTGCCTTTGGAGTAAATGCACTTGTAGCATAAATGGCAAGTACTTTGCCGCCTATTTCAACTTTAAGTGCTGTATAATTAACGTTGTCTGTTCCTGTTAATGTTGAAGGTCGAACACCTGCGGCTAAACCGTCACTAAATTCTGGACCAACTAAAATCCAACCTGAACCTGTATACAAATATAACTGTTGATTGTCTGTATCTGCCCATAAATCTCCAGCAACTGAATTAGCAACATCTGGTGCTGACTCACCTCTTTTTAATCCTCCGGCTTCAATCCAGTTAGTGCCGTCATAAATTTTAAGAATGTTAACACCGATAGATGTATCATACCATAACTGACCTTCTACTGGTCTTTGTGGTGCTGTTGTATTTGAAAAGTTTTCTAATAGTTGTAAAAAGTTTTGACCAATTAACGTACCGTAATCAGTAGTAAATCTTCCTGGGATACTTAAACTAGTTGACGTATCAACTGTGTTATCCTCAATGACTATACTACCTTTATTAGTAATGTCAGTGTAGTTAATAGTATATGCCATCTAATTACCCCTCGTTAAAACCAGTTAATGATTGTACTCTAACTGTATAATCAATTTGAATTAATCTGTTTAACGACTTTTGTACAGGATGGAAAATAACGTGTGTAAGAAGTTTGCCGTCACCAGTTGGACTATAACTTACTAATCCTAGTTCGTCAAATACAAATGAACTTTCTGTATTAGTAGCAGTATCGTTTGCTTCTTGCCCGTTTGGTTCACCGTAGTCTAACAAACAACTTACTAAGATATCTGTATAACTAGTGCCTGTAACGTGTCGTGTTTCAATTTTGTTTCTATTTGGATCTACGTTATTTGCTGATCTGTCATCAACAACCTTTTTATAAGTTTGGTTGTATAATGAAGCATTTGTACCAGTGCTATTTGGTGTTAAGTATGTAATAATGCCTGTAGGATCAACACTAGTACCACCGTTCCCAAATGCCATTTCGTATACAAATCCCTGTCCTGCGTTGGCCAATGATTCAGCAAGTGCAATACTCATATTCTCATAGTGAATTGCATTGCGCTTATCAATGTAAATTTCGCTAGTCTCGGGGTTATATATCTTAATATGACCCTGCACTAACACTCCGTTTTTATCTAATAAATTATCTGTCATTTGTGTTTTCCTACATTGTATTTATTTAGGTAAGTCAACCTCTTCCGCTCTTAAGAACTGTGCGATAGCATTTTCTGTCTTACCTAGTGTTTTTCCAGGGTCATTCCATACTTTTCCAACCCTTCTAATTACTGTTATTCGAACTCCATCTGCTGGTGCAGTTAATAGCGTCATTGTATTACCTAAAATGCTATATTGCGCTGGTTGCAATACGTCACCTTCTGGTGAATCTTGATCAACCGTTGGGTCAAACATATACATAGCATTCTTGCGTTGACGCTTGCCACCAACAAATACTTCAAATTCATTAACACTAGCCGGAGTCCAATCTAGTGTAAATTCTGATGTAGTGCCATCACCTTCATATGTATTAACTAATGTTTTATCTTGGTATGGAATTGTTTGTTGGAATCCCTGATCAAACAACTCGTCTCCTACATTATGAATGTCTCTAACACCTGTACCTAATGTACCTCTACGTAACTGTTGTAAACTGTTACCGTCTTTAACCATATATTCAATACGCTCGCCGTTAACAAATATAACACCTGGAACATTATTGGCTTTATCAGGTATAAACATGGTTTCACCGTTTTCAACTAAAATTTCTTTGTCAAACTGTTTTAAATCTGCTTGTAGTCTATACTTATTCACATCACCTAAACGTTTATAAACTGTTCTATTCAACATATCTTTAAATTGTCTAAATCCAAACTTAGAAACTGTTGGTCCTGATTCAGCAAACTGAATTACTTCAACAGCATCGTTTTCATTTAACGGTGTTGCCATACGCACAAAGAATCTGTCATTTGTTACTTTATAATCAACACTAGGTGTTTGAATCTTTCCATTAACAATAATCCAAACATACTCAGCATCAATAGTTTGTCTCTCAAGTTTAATTAGACCTGCTTTCAAATGATTGTATTCAATATCGCCAGCACTTTCAAAGTTTAGTGTAGTTCTTGTTACAATGTCATAATTTTTACGATCAATTTCTTGAATATCGTGTCTACTAAAATGTGTTACTCTAAAAATTTCGTCTTCAGGTGGAACTGTGTTAAGTGTAATTGTATTTCCACTTACTGTGTATTCTCCGTCAACAGTTACATACACATCTAGTCTTGCTCCAGGAACTTTAACGTTTTCAAAAATTTCAACACTAGAGTTTGCAGGACGGAAAATATAATCTATAGTATATGTAAGTTCTACGCCGTTCAATAATACTAAGATATCATTAGCACCTAATGTACCGCCTGGTTGTTGCCAGTTACGTAATGCATATTCTACTCTGTCATCAATAATAAATGATTCGTTGTATCCTGCGTTAAGAATGTTATCACCAACTCTAACAATTAAGTTATGACTTGCTGGTAAACTACTAAATGGAGTTAAACTTAATTCATATGTTGATGTACTTCCATCTGATCTAATATTATCAGTTTTAATTTCACTAAATGTTTGTGCGTTACTTGCATAAATTCCATAATTAATTACTGCACCTTCAGCCGGTGCTTGACCAAATGTAATTGCAACTTTGTTAGCAGTATCATATGAACTGTCTGTTGTTTCTAAAATATAATCAACTTTCTCGCCATTAACTGTGATTAAACTGTTAAGTTCATCTTTCCAGTCAACTCTTGTAAGGAATTGAATTGTTGAGCCGTCTCCAGTAAATGTATCTAGATCTAATATTTCCTCACCATTGCCGCTCATTGTAATAATGTTTACAGAACTATTAATTGCTGGTGCTGAAGTAAATGTTATTGTTTTGTTTTTATAATCTACTGTATAATCTGTTCTAACAATGTTGTTTACTTTAACAAAAATAGCAAACTTACTTTGTGGTTGACCATCATAGTTAAATATCTTTGTAACATTATCTCCAACATATGCTACACTTTCAATTCTACTTCCGCCTTCACCAACTCTATCGTATACTTTAATATCTAATGTATCAAGAACTTGTCCAGGAATAAGTTCCTCTGGTCCTTTAGATGTTGTAGGTGTAACAAATCCGTCACCGTCGATAACAATATCTTCTGGATTTATACCTGAAGCAGTTGCATATGCTAAGTCACCACCGGTAATTAATGTATCATATGCTCTTGGATCAGGAATAAACGAACCGTCTGATGTATTTTTGCGAATAACAATTACATCGCCTGATTGTGTTGGTAAAATCTCTTCATCAAATTTGATTACCGTAGACTCAACAATAGTACCATCATCAGTTAAAATAAATCCTGTTTGGCTTGCTCCAGTAATACTTTGGATGATTGCATTTGGATTTGTAACAGGATTTCCTGTTCCAAAGTTAGGATCATCAATTCTTATACCATTTTTATAAACATTATATTCAATACCTGTTTCTAATGCTTTAGCAAAGTCGTAAATTTTTGTACTGTCATCACTTAAACGGAATACTTCATCTTCATATGTATTATCATATGTATCATATGCAGAAGTAAACCACGAATCTGCACTCCAACCCGAGCCACCGCCAAAGTTGAAACTCTTAACTTGAACACCACCGTAGTCAATGCCGTCAAGTAATTGCCCTAAGTCATTTGCTAACTGTCCTGTAGTTGGATTGTAGAATAAGTTAATTCTATCTGCCGCAGTTAATAATGATATATCTTTAAAATACTCAATTGTTATAGTTTTGTTATTAGCAGGAGGAGTATTAAAAACAATTTGGCCTATTTTTCTATCATGTGTTCTACCATTACTGTCATTAACATTAGTAATAGTATAATCTCTTGACAGTATTTCGTCGTCTCCGATAGTAATTTTAATTTTATTTGTTCTTAAATCTACTGGCCATTTTAAAGTAAATTTATATCTTCCGCCTGTTCCAGTAAATGTTTCTGTTTCATCAAGTGTTGTTATAAAGAACGCACCAGTTACTCTATCAAACTTAACGGCTAAGTGTGTAGCACGTAAATTTGAATCTCCAATAACTGCACTTGCTTTAGCAACTGTTCCGTTATCTCCTGGAGAACCATTTAAAGTAATAGTAGGTGCTGAAATATATCCTGTACCCGGATTAGTAATTCTAATCTCAGATATAGATCCGTTTTTACCAATGTACGCTTCAGCAACAGCGCCGGTGCCGCCGCCGCCGGATATTTCAACTGATGGTGCATTTAGATAACCCGAACCTGCTTCGTAAATATTAATTTCTTTAATTTTAAAACTTACATTTTCTAACCAGTGCTTTTGTGGATAAGATGTGATACCGTTTACTTGTACAGTATCATTTACTACTCTAGTATCTACAGGAACAATTTTTCCTCTAGCATCACTATAGTAAGGTGGCAAATCAAAATCAGTAACGATTGTTTGAGTATTATCATCACCTTCATATGTTGATAAGTATTCTCTAATTTTAGTTTTATAAGGTTTAACTTCTTTTACATATTCTTCATAACTTTCTAAGAAGTCATTATTAAATGTAATGTCTTTTCTTAGTTTACCAACATTATGCTTTGCTTTAACAAATGAAGTTTTAAATGCCCAATCAATAAATGGTTGTTCACTTAAAATATAACGCATTTGTGCAAAGAATAATTCATTATAATGAATTGCTAAGTCATCAACAAATATTTTATCACGTAATGATGACAGTATAATTCTTAATTCTTGAACTGGTATTAAATCAAACGCACTATCATCATATCCAAAACTATCATAACCAACTAATTCATCGCTATAATCGTACAATGCTTTAGATAGTTGTACTGTAGCATTTTCTCTACCGATTGTTTCATAGTTAATAGTATAATCAACATTTACTTGTTCGTCAATTTTACGTAAAAGTAACCAGCCGCCGGAACCTACATTGTTAATTTTTACAATTTGACCATAAACGTCATCTAACGATTCTAATTCGTATGTTTCGTCAATTACGAAATCTGCTTTAGTTAATTCATTATAACCTTCTGCATACCAATTATCATAACTCCAATAATCTCTTACATCATAACTTTGACTAATAATTCTATTCCACGGATAATTGCCGCCAACGTACTCGTAAACTGACCATCTATTAGCATAAGAAGTGTCTGTATTAACTAACACAGAAAACTTACGTACGGTAATTACGTCTGTACTGCTGTAATTTGAACCTTGATTAATTACTGTTGCACTAATAACCGATCCAATGCTGTTAATTTCAAGAGCAACTTCAGCATTTTCTCCTGCTGTAGTAACAAACTCTACTGTTGGATTTGTTTTATAGCCTCTTCCTCCGTCAACAATATCTACTCTAATTAATTTACCATCAATTATAGTTGCATTAAGTTGTGCAGTTCTTACTTTACTAACTGAAACATATTGAAGTTCTAAATCTGTATCAATTGTCAAATCATAAAGTCTTGATGCTAGGGTTGGTTTAGGATCATTACTATCTAGATCTGATAAATCAAAATCATCAATTAATACATTTTGTTTTAATACAATGTTTACTCTTTCAATTGCTTGTTTAAGTGCTTCAACTCTGTTAACAAACATAGTTTGTCGTGGGTTGTTTAGTACTCCGTATTTGTCTTGATTTCCTAACTGTCTGTCAGGAATTTCTCTACCTTGTTTGTCAAACCCAATTAAACTATCAAACCATTTTTCTTCTAAGTCTGATTTAGGAATACTTGTACCAAGTCCATCAGTAATAATATTATACTGATTATGAATATTCTGTTCAAGGTTATCAATAGTCCAATAACTAAATTTAATAACACTATCTTTTCCTGTAATACTTGATCCTAAATTATGTAACGCCCACTCATTATCTCTTAATAAGTTTACATATTTGTATCCTTGACCATTAGGATCTCTAATTAATTCTTGAACATCGGCACCACTAATTGATCTACCTGGTACATCTGGAACTGTTTTTTTATTTCTTACCCAGAAATAATTGTAATTTGTAAACTTTTGTGCAGGTTCGTCATATACTCTTCTAGTTGAATATACACTGTCGCCGTATTTAGATTTTCCGCTAATACCACGTGTAAGTCCTTCTTCTGTATCTGCATCTTCGTCCCATTCGCTTGGTAATAATGTTGTCTCTACCCATTCATAAATTTCAACTTCAGTACCTGGAAAAATTGTATTAAACTGATTTGTAACACTAAAAATATTTCCAGTATTACTATAAGGATTAATAAATCTTACAGCATCAATATCCCACCATAGTTTACCAACTATATCAACTGTATTAAAAATAGTAGCATCTTTAACTACCCCTACTACACTATCATCTACAATATTATAACTTGCAGGATCATATGTAGTTTTATATGATAATTCAACTTCTGCCGGTCCGGCAATTTTTCCTTGTAGCGGATCAATATAATCAAGATACTCATCTACAACATTAGTTTGTTTGTTGTAAATACTAACACTTTTAATTTTGTTAACATCAACAACTGGTCTTGCTTGACGCTTTCTTGTCCATAACTTACCTGTTGAAGGGCTTCTATAATCAAATACTGCGCCCGGAGAACTATTTTCTTCTTCGTTTAAGTAAGTAGGTAATCCTGCATAAATGTGATTATTGCTAACTGCTAATACTTCACCAAAGTATACAACATTTGGATCTGAGTTTTTAATTTTATCAGCATAAACATATCTATTTCCTGTTAACTCAAATACAAATATCTCACCTGTATCAGTAAGTGTTGTATTAAACAATGTTGTTCCGTTATCAAATAATGTTAAGTTTGCATCAAATTCTGTTATGCTTGTTGAATCTCCGCCTGATGATGTAATAACTAATCTGTCTCCACTAAATTTTACTTTAGAACCAAACTTTTCATTTGGTAATCCTTTTGGACCAGTTAGTGTTTGTACTAGACTAAATGTTCCGTGAATTGATTCATATAGATAAACTGCACCAGCATTTGTATAAGTTGTGCTCCAATTAGTTGCACCTACAGCAATAAATTTGCCATCATCAGAAACAGCAACACTTGATCCGTAGTTAATATCTACTTTCTCCGAATCAACTAACTGATCCCAAAGGAACTGTCCGTTAATTAATCTGTAAATCGCAAGTTTAGGAGTACTTAATGCACTGTCAACTTGATCGCCATACTTAACTACTGATGCTAATACGTGTCCGTTTTTACTTACATCATAATTTGATCCAAACTGTAATAGATTAGAAGTTTCTAATGCACTATCATTGCCAACAATAAATCCTGTATTGTTAGGAATGTATCCGTTTAAGTCAACGCCTGTTTCAACTAACACCCAGTCTGCTAAATTAAATGCTCTAGGTAAAACATTAGTAGTTGCTTGATAAATTTCTTCTGCATATTTTACATATTCACCTTCGTAATATGTAATAGTCGGATCGTGTTCTCCACGATAGTTTTCATCTGAACCTAATTGCCAGCCTAGTGACTCATCGTAATTAATAATATTAATTCTACCAGGTTCTGCAAATGTGTTATTACCCTTACTTGAAATATAAATTGCACGACTTCCATCTGGTCGAGTAATTAAATCTATAGTTGCTCCAAGATGTTTGTAGTTAGTACTATCTGGCATTGTATAGACGTTTGTTAATACATAGAAGTTACTAGCATTTCTTTCGTAAACTGCATATGCTCCTTGACGCACAAGTCCGCTTGCTATCCCTGTTTCAGTTACAGGTATGTTATAGACTCTAGTCCAATCATTATTTGATAATGAAGGTGGATTTGCCTCTCTTGGAGAACCTTGTATTACTGTTTGTTTATAAACCCAGTATTCAAAATTTTGTAATGTTCTAGTACTTCCTGGAGTAAGGTTTTCGCCTCTATCAATAACAATAAGTGGACCCACTGTATTGTTTGTTAAATATACTCCTATTGTAGTACCAACAAGTCTAATAGTTCCTGCACCTTGTGAACCTTCAACTATACTTAAACTTGAAATGTTCCCAAATTCACTACCTTTCTTCCATGTTCCTGTTGTATTTCTAAGGAAGAGTCTTAAGTTATTAAACACCTTTTCGACATACATGACTTCACCTGTTGCAAGAGTATCGTTATCTCTTACAATATCGCCAACAACTGGAATATACGGATTACCATAATTGGGATTGTAGTCAGGATCGCCTGGTGTTGGCGAACCACTATTATCAAAGTTAGTTAAGTTTACATTCGCCCAACCGTCCCAGATATCATAAACTCTGTGAGTTGTTCTATTCAGATAATCGTGGTCTAATTCAGGAGCAATAACTGATGGCTCTTGTACAATTCCATCTGCATTACGATATTCATTAAACCAAAATTGAAATTCATCGTTCGGTGCTGTAATATCATTTTCAAGTGTTTTAGGTAATCTGAATACCCACTTGTCTGAGATTTCATATCCTGCTTCACTATTCCATGTTAATGTTTCAATATATGACGGAACTCCAGGATCAGCGTCATCTACAATGTTATAAACATTTTCCCAATAATTAACTGTACGAACTTCTGCTTGTTTAATAATGTCTTGAACAATTAAATATGGTTTAGTTTCAATAGTTTGTGTTACGTTAAATGTTTGACCGACTGGAATTTTCCACCAACCTGCAAGATCATCATTAGGTTGTTGTACTGCACGTTCGTAACTACCGATATTAATATCGCCAACTGTTAATGTACCTTCATCTGCAAAATCGCCATTTGTTTCATTAACATAGATAAGTGTTCTATTGTCACCAGTTGTATATTTGTATACAACAATACCTAATGCAATATCACTACTAATTGTTTCTCCAATATCTGGAATTGCTTGTGTATTGTCAACTAATAGTATATCATCAACCTTTTCTTCAATGATGTGTTCTCCTGTAAAGAAGTCTGATGATAATATATTGCTGTCATTAAATGGATTAACACCTGATGGATATCTAGTATTTTTAGAGTTCCAAATTAACTGTAATTTGTCGCCAACTGCACTTCCTTCGTATTGAACTGATTGGGCTCTAATTAAAACGTGATCAGTTACTTCTTCTTGGAATGTAAAGTTTCCTCGTAAAATTAACCAAAGGTTATCATAGACTCCGTCGTCATCTGTACCGACAACTGCGTTAACATGAGATGCAAAACTTGGATATGCTAAACTGTCATCACTTGGAAATACTGTTGTTTTTGCTTTCCAGAATTGATTAGTATACTGTACAATGTCATCTTGTTGATATGTTGAAACAGGATCAAATGTACCTTTGTATGTTGTTTTAACATTGCCAGCATAAGGAATTCCAACTACAATAAACTTACCGTCAGTGCTTACTGCTGTAGAACTACCAAAACTTTCGCCACCTGTAAACAAGTTTGGAGGACAGTCAAGTACTTGTGATTGAATCATATTCAAGTTTTCTGCCGCTCTATAGTGAATGTCTACTCTACCTAAACTAGTGTTAGTAGGATTAGGAACACCTACGGCAACTACTGTGTTAATATCGTTAGCAGAAATGCTTGATCCAAAACGTCTAGTATCACTGCCAAACACTCCATCGAGTGTAGCATTATAACTTTTTTGATTTAATTTATAATTGTTTGTATTCTCTAAAACAGTCCAACGGTTAACTTCATCTGAATCAACCCAAACACGCTCATTTGCTGAATAATTATCTCGGGTAACAACTGCATTAACATCTGTCAATGACGGAACTCTTACTGAGTTAAGTTTAACAAGGAATCCGTTTGCTTCTGGAACGTCAGGTACTTCTCCTGTAGTTTCAGCATATACAATATTAAGACTTACTCGTTTAACTTTATAAAATCTTTCTGAATCTGGTATTGTTCCTAGTACACCAATAATGTCATCTTTTTCAAATTGCGGGACTCTATTAAGTTCAATCTCAATAGAACTTGAACTATCACTATTAATAATACTTTTAACCTTGAATGGTGTTTCAGTTTGTCGTAAAACGTCCCACGATTGTCCACGTTTACTAACCCAAACATACTGACCTACTGAAACTGATTTTACAGAAAAGTCTAAAATACTATCGTAGTTTGTAAATTTAAAATCAATATCATCTTCAGCAACATACCCAGCAGTTTTAATATACGAATCTGAATCGCTTAAATCTTTAGTTGGGAATGGTGTATGATTATAATTTTCAGGTTTAGAATAAACATCATTTTTAGCATATCTATATACTAAGTCTGTTGCTTGTGGATCTATATTTTGTACCAACTGGAATGGCTGTGGCTGTAAACGCATCTTTGATTCGTCAATTAAATATTCAACTTCTTCAAAGCCACCGCTTGCTCCATATTGACCTACTTTAAATGCCCACTCTTCAAAAAATTCTAAACTTGAATTTTCTGTATTAGACAGAGCATCAAACAATTTACTTAAACTATTTTGTGTACCTTTATCTTGAATAAATCCTTGATAGAATTTATATTGACTAACTGGATCAGGAATAATATTTTCTAAATATTGTCTCTTTTGATATCCAATTAAATGTTGTGCAATACGTTGTTGTTCACTATCGAAGTTGTCAGTATCAAGATCATAAAAGTCTGCAAACTGATTTGCTTTATAATCAAAGTTTGGAATAAGTTCTGATTTAGGTTCTTGAGGTATCTGTACCATTCTGTATCATCAAAATTTAAACTTCCTGGAATTTTCTTTTTAGCACTATAATAAAATGTTTTATGCTTTACAATATCAGCAATAGCATAATCAGTATTTTCTTCCCAGTCTTTAATTCTAACATCATTGTACGTAAAGCCAGGAACATCAAAACTTCCATTCCAACCGCTAGTACGATAGCCAACACCTTTAATACGTGCTTGTCTATAACCAGATGCTGGACTATAAATTGTATCATTAAAGACTGTTGTATTATCAATTAATACAACGTGTTCTTTTTGTACTAATGGAAGTTTTAAAAAGTATATTCCATCAGCAGTATTTTTAAGTTTTAATCCAAATTCGTTTTGATTTGTTCTAATAGTATTAGCAAAGTTTTCACTTAATTTTTGTCCATCTGCTTTTAATAATGTATAATCATAAAAATTATCAAAGATGTTATCAACAACTGCATAGTCTTTACTAAATTTTAAATTGCTTGCACTAGGTGAAAGTGTAAGTAATGCACCTGAACTCCAGTTCTGTGTGGTCCAGAATAAAAACTCCCTAGCACTTAGTTCCCAGTTTTCAATAGTTTCAATTTCACGATTAAAATTATCAAAAGAAAACCCTTTATATTCTAACCATTGTCCGTATCCTAATAGGAAGTCGATAACTTCTTGAGGTGTACGCATTAATGTTCCGTACTTTAATTGTGTCGCATCAAGTTCAAAGTTTCTTCTAATAACACCTTCAACGCCGCCTTCAATTGGTAACTCTGCTAGTCTAGTAAAGTTATCTAAATTAAATCCAGCACCAGTGTGTGTTACTTTTACTCTAAAGAAGTTGTCGCCGTTGCGGACAATTTGACCAACTCTATACTGCTCGCCATTTTGCCATTCAAGGAATGGTTCGCTTACTCCGCCAATATTAACTACAGGATCTGAAGCACGGTCAATTGGTTTATTATATAAGAAGTATGGACGACTTCTGTCATATCCTTTAACAACAAAACCCGAAGCATTCTTTTCAATAATAACACCACTGTATGAAACAGTATCAATAGGTGTTGAAACGTTAAAGAAAATCTTGTAGTTTTCTTCAGGAATAAAAACATTACCTTTATTGCTAGGTGTTCTTGAGTCTAGTAACAACTTAAACTTAGCAGGAGTGCTAAAGCCTCCCATTTTAAATCCTAGTTGTACTCCGATAGTTTTTACTTGTTCACTATATGTTTCATTTAACTTTGTAACATCTGCATTAATGTAATTGAACATATAGTTGACCAATCCAGCAGTAGTAACACGAGTTTGTGATTCCGCTGTATTAGGGAATATAATATCTGTTGGTGTAAGACGTTTATTGCTTGTATTATAAATGAGTTCATTTGCCGCAGAGCGAACTATTCTTGCTCTATCAAATCCTGTTCCAATAACTTTTGCTGGTTGGCAAATTAGCCAAGCATTAATTAATGCAAACGGTAATTCTGAACTTCTGCGCCATGCTGTTTCAGTTGGTGCTTCGTCGCCAAACACAAATGCTTTATTTGTATCAGGAGCAATAAGTCCTCTAGCATATCCACTTTCATACGGACTTACTAATTGTCCTTGTGAATTTACTGGAACGTATTTTGTAAGATCTTTACGTGCATAATTAGGACGATATCTAATTGGCTTATTAGGTTCTCTAACCCTGCCTACTTCTAAATCTTCCCAAAGAATTAAGTTTTCTTTTGTGTACGGGGCTGGACCATATACTTCTGTCCACCAAGTCGGCATTTCAACAAACCCTAAAATTTTCCAAGGTGTTGTATTCGGAGTATCTGTACTTAGATATTCATTATAAACACTACGCCAGAAACCATTTAATGGCTTTCCATCTGGATCTGACATAATAGAGTAATTCCAAGTAAATGAATCCTCTCTGTCATAAAAACTAAAATCTGTATAATCAGGATCGCCTGCAATGCTTAACCATTCAATAAAGTCTGTAATAATAATATCATCGATATTATTTTTAGTAAATTGAGTTTCTCTTGAACGATGGCCTACAAAACTATCAATATCAAAAATATCTTTATCGTATTGAACTTTAATATTATTATAGATTCGTTTTTCTAATTCAAGAATAACATCATCTCTATAATCTCCGTATGCCTTTATAATACTACCGTCGTGTCCTTTAATAACAACTTGCGGAGTTCTGTAAGTGTTGTCAGTATATTTTACAGGAAAATGTAATGGCCATAATCCTAATTTTGTTGGAGTTGGCGGAATATATGAAGCATCAGTTGATTCATATTCGTAAATTGTAATTACATCGTTAACTGCAATTTCTAAACTGTCTTCTAAACGAATAAATCCTTCATCTGTAAATGTATAATCTACACTGTGCATTAGTTGTTGATCGTTTTTGTAAACGTAAACTGCTTTTGCACTAATATCTAATAAACTAAACGGAGTTGTTAAACTGTAAAACCTATTACCTGTATCAACAACATTAAACTCGCGAACTTTTTTCGCGCCGTTACCAATCATATCAGTCCAATAAAATGCTGACTGTTTTGATTTGTCCGATTGCCATTTTTCAATAATCTTATCTACTAAAGTTCTTGCAGATCCATCAATACCTAAATTTGAAGCAATGTTAATAAATGATCGTTTAAACTTAGCATATTCTTTTCTAGCATAACGGATGGCTTTAACCATATTAAAATCTTTATTAGTAATATGATAAATTGCTAAAGGTAATGCACCACTATGTTGAGTAAACTTAGTACCGTATTCTGAAAGTTGGCCTAAGTCTCTTAAATTACTAACTCCAGGAAACACTCCTGAAAACTCATTAACATTTTCAATAATGCTATTAACATGATCATTAACTTCACCATATGTAAAGTTAACAATATTTTGATTCAACGGATTGTTTTGTAAGTTAATTGGAAACTCATATTTGCCATTACTGTTTTTATCTGCTTCACTAGTACAGCGTAAAATAATATTATCACCGGTTGTAAGATCGTTAGTAAACGTAATATATGCAACACCGTTTTCTCTGTTAATTTCCCAATCTGCTCTACGCTCATTGTTAACCCAAACACTAACTTCTAGTTCGTTAAGATCTCCACTGCGATTATAAACATCGATAGCAAAGTTATTTTTTTGACCTTCAACAACATATTGACGAATAACTTTTTGCTGACTTTCTGTTGTTGCTTTTTTCCAACCACTTACATTTTCATAAGTGTTTAAATCTGTATACTTTCTTAAAGTAGTAGTATCTGTTTTTTGAGTATATTGAACTTGATTTACTTGGTATGTAAATTCGTCATTTAACAGATCAAAGTTAAAAAGTATATCTCCACTATTTTCAATGTTTCTATAACTTAACGGAAATCCTAGCACACTATCGTTAGTACCAGTTCCAACTTTATAACTAAAAAGTTTTGTTCCTTTAAATGTAGTTGATATATAACTATCAAAATTTTCATCTGAAGAACTATACAAATTAAAGTATGGTGGTTGGTTTGCAGAAATCTTTTCTTGTGCTTTAATCCACTTGGTTCCATTGTACCAATAAATTTTGCCTTGATTTTCAATACCTGCTTTAATCAAAACAGTTTCGTTTGTTAATGGATCTGTATCTGACTCTTCTTGTAATGCAATTTGACGTATACTGTTATGATCGATAAATTTAACTTTATAAATCTTACCATTAACACGCTGGTCTGGGTCTGCTGTAAATAGAATACGCAAACCATCTGCTAAATCAATACCATCAATGTTATATCCAATCGAACCTTCAATTAATGAAAATACATCAATAGTCTTGTCGTCAATTAAATCAACATTTGTTTTAAATTTAGATCCAAAATTGTAAAGTCTTAATCCTGCATCAAATTCGATAATTGGTCTTGTTGCCCTTGCTGATTGATCAATATCAATTGGAGTGCCATTTTCTCTAGCAACAGTTTCAATTACTGATCTATGAAACCATCTGTTATGTCTGGTCCAAGGGTTTCCGTCAATTGCCGCTCGATTAATTGTGATATAATCTTTATCCTTAGGATAGTTTAGTGCTTGACCAAACGGAAGTTTGTCAAAATTATCACTATCAAAAGGTACAAAAACACTTTCACTATAAGGTCCTGTAATTTCAAGATCTGATTTAGCAATTAAGTTAATAGAATCTCCCACACCTTCAACATACCAAGTACCTTGAGCATATTTTGCAGGTGTAACATCTCCTAAAAATTCTACTAACATACCGTTTGAAAGTTCTACATCTGTTCTTGTTTGGTATGTCTTCTTTTGTAATATTTCTTCTTCTACATTAATTTCTGTATTTTCTAAAATATTAAAAATATTAATTAAGCCACTAGTATTAACATCGTCTTTACTAATATAAAATAGTTTATCAGGTGCATCTAAAGGCACCGTAAATTTAATTTTACCCTTTTCAACAAACACAGTTGCCGACTCAATGCCGTCAGTCCATAGTGTTGAAATATTATCTCCTTGGGTAAATCCCTCGATGCCACCTTCTACAGGTTCTACTATGTATTCACCAGTATCGTAACCATCGAAATCATATAACTCGGCTTCAAACTTACCTGGAGCAATAACACCTTCGACTGTTTCTGTAACTATAGCCTGTCCTGGAGTAAATGCCCTATTAGTGGCAAACGCAATAGGATACCCAGGGGTGTCAACCTCAAAGATGTAAGTCTGACCTTTGTAAAGTTTTAAAGTAGGATTTTGTGTTAGGCCCGTAGGCGTAAATTTATATGCTACGTTGTCGTCATTCTCCTCTATTGTTACTTTAAAAGTTGAAACAATTTCTTTATTTTGTCCGTAAATAGGTAAAACTTGTGGTCCGGCTGGTAACCAATAATATTCGCGGAAGTTTACAAACTTATCCCAGTCGATATGTGGATTCCATGCATAATATTCTTGTGCATTAATTTTTGAATGGTTAGTATTAGAATTTCCAAATGCTGATAGTTGATTTATAAAGTCATTATAGTCTTTATAAAAATCAACATTATTAAATTGGTCTTTGATAACTACAGAAGGCTCTAACTGATAATTTTCTCTATCTGAATTTACATCATCAATGTAGTTGTCATCAGGTCTAAATGCTTTAGCATCTCTTCTGCCGAAATAAGAACTAATCTTTTCAATCTCGCCAGGTTGCATTAACTGGTCAAGTGTACTGTTAAGAAACTTCTTGTTTGCTACTGTTCTAAAATAACGAGGTAAGTGTTGTAAACTGGTTCTTTTTTCGTTTTCGTTATCACCAGGTTGAATTGGAAACTCGTTTTGATCATTTTCAAAAGCCATTAGTAACTGCTTCCTCCGCTATTTGAAGTAGATTGGATCCCAGCATTTCCACTGGAAGCCGTTGTAGTTATAGCACCTGTCGCTCTTAACCTTGATGCTGTAACACTGTCGATAATTTCGACGTCGTCGACTGTTGCTCCTGAGATAAAAATCTCATCGCTTTCAGTTGTTATTTCGTATAAACTACCAAATGCTTTGTCTGTTTGTTTAGGAACAAGAACTACTGTACTAATATTAGGAGCAGTTGATGTCATAATAAATGTTGACAATTCTGAAAAACTAAACTTGTCTCCAAAGTCCCAAAATTCTAAACTAAAGAATGTATTAATAGCATTGATAATTTGTAATTTAATATCGTTATCATTAGTAACAATGTCTGGATTCTTAACAACTTTAAATGTTGCTTGTAAATCTAAATCTGCTTTGTTTCCAAATAAAATTTTATATTTTACTGGATGGTAAATTACTTCGTCACTGATCGATTTAATCTTATTAATTGAACTTCCAAAACTCTGGAACAATGCATCAGTGCTAGGTGGTAGAGGTTTAGTATCTCTAGTACCTGTTAAATATTCTCTATATGATCTATCATATGTTTTTGTTAATAAGAATGTATCAACAATATTTGTTGAACTAGGATCAATTCTATTGTTTTCATCAGCACTGTGTACATATTGGAATTTAAGATTGCCTCTTCCAACATATGCTTTATAATTTGTAACTAATGAAAGTGTAGAAGTTGTACCCGAATACTGTTTAAAAACATCAGCATCAATGAAGTAAAAAATTACACCATCGTCATAACTAGATAGTGGTCCTGTTGCTGATTCATTTTGTCTAACAACAATATTTTCAACTTGAGGATTAATATAATTATAATTTGTTGATTTATTATTGCTAATAACTTCTTTTAAAAATACAAATTTCTGATCTGGATTTGTGTCAGGATCAACAAACTGTAAAAACGATTCTGGATTATCAATAACACCGTCATCGTCTGAATCAAAAAATCCTACTTCTACTTTTTTACTATTAATATATCCTTCAGCATCTCTATATTCTTTAGTGATTTGCCAAGGAAAATCAACAGTTAATGGTGCCGCACTATCAGGAGTTTTGTTAATAGAAAGTAAGTTAATCTTATCTCTAATAACTTTACCACTTCTGCTATCATAAATTCTATCTGTTTCATCGAAGTAAAACTTAACTTCCTTATCACTTTCAAAGATATAACGCACACCCCTGTATGTAATAGTATATTTTTCTCCGTCAGTTTCAAACAATAACACCCAACTTGAATCTAAATTCTGATTTGAAGTATCACCTGTTTTACCCATATTAAATGCGTTACTAACGTTTAAGTTATTATTGAAAATAATTCTCCATTCTCTGTCTACAACATTATATCTTAGACCGAATGTTCTATATGCAAAAATTTGTTCTGCCATCTGTGAACTAACTGCGTCTGTAATGTTAGTTGCAAACTTAGGCTTAATTTCGTTAAGTATTGCGCCTGTTGGAATAACATCGTTAAACACAATAGGGCCAGTACCATCTTCAAAGTTTTCAGTACCGTCGGCGTTTATTCTAACTACTTTAGTCCAAAGGTAAGTTACGGCACCATCTGGTGTTGCATCACCAGTTTCTAATTTGTTTTGATTTTTAGTATCAAAATACTGTCCTGTTGGAGCAACAAATTTAATAATTGAATTTGGCTCTAAATATCTTAATGTACTACCTGTAAATGGACCTGTTGTATATTTGATACCTAATGTATCTGTTAAATATCCGCTCGAGTTATTTGTTTGATATGCTACTTGAGTCCAACTTGCAGACAAGTCGCCAGCGGAAATTTTAGGAAACTCTCCTAAGTAAAAGTTCTTAACTTCTTGACTAGTTAATAATGGTTGAATTGTATTTGCAATTCGACCTTCAACATCTGTTCTAGTAGCAAAACTAAAATTAATACGTTTGCTTAAAACTTCTTTATAAATTGCACCGTCATTACCATAAATGTTAGTGCTAGAATATTTTCCAGTAGCATCAATTAAATCAAAGTACCTACTTACTCCGCTTGCTGTTCTATTAACACTTTTTGCTTTTACAACTTCTTGACTAACTGTTAACGGTGCTACGTTATAATCTTCAGCAGTAATCATTCTATTTTGTGTATAGTAAGTTGCTGGAGCGTTTTGTTTAATACTTCTTGTTGATTCAGTTGAACTTGAATTGTCAACTGTATATTTTAAAGACATAGTAATGCTAAGAACTTCGTTAGTACCGGAAGCACTTAGATAAGGAACACTGACACTAATATTTGTCATACTATCAGGAGTAATAGTAAGTTTACTTCCTATGCCTTTTCTAAAATAACATCTAAAATTTCCTTTAGGTAAGTTTCCAAACGTGCCGTCTGAGAAAATTAAACTAATTCTATCTTCAATTCTACTTAAAACAGCAAAGACGTTTCTTTGATTTTTATTTAAACTGTTGTAGATAATATTGTTACCTTCAACACTATCAACCTTTGTCCATAATTCTTGTTCATTGCCGTTGGTATCTAATTTATAAAGCCAAACATCTGAATTATTAATATTTGTAGTGTCAATAGCAACTGATTGATTTTCGATTGGGCTTTTAATACTAAAGTTTCCTTGGTCTAAAACTCCCTGTCTAAAATGTGCAAAGTATCCTGTATTTGACGAACCTGCTCCTTTACCGTCTTCTCTATATAAGAATGCTAAACTGTTACCAGGTAATGGAGTTTCTTCAGAGATTGTGTTAGAGTTAATAGTACAACTTGTTACTTCAAACACTACATTTTTTTCGCCTACGTTTTTACTAAAACTATAAACTGGAAGATTAGTATTTGTAGCATTAAATCTATATTGTTCTGTAGTAATGCCGTCAACCTGTCCTTTTTTAACAGGTCTGCCAACAATACCATTTTCTGGTAATGCTGAATTTAAAATTTTACGGAATTGTTCTGACCAATCAGGATTACTTGGATCGTTCCAAACAATAGTTTGTCCTGATAAGTTTACTCCATTTGCATCTACAATATCTTCAGTTGTAGAAACACTATCAAACTTTAGTAAACCATTTGCACTTTGATTACGCTTTGGATTGTAAGAAAGTAGTCGTGCTAAACGTAGTACGGATTCTCTACGTTCTGCAAGTTCGATAAAGTTTTCACGAGCATTAAGATCTACTCTAAATGCCAAGTTTTGCCCGAGGTAAGCAATAAGGTCAATTAGAGCAAGATATTCTGAGGATTCAATATAATCGTTAAAGTCTTCTGGATAGTTTTCACGCAAATATGCGATCATTGTTCTACGTAGACTATCAAAGTCATATGACCTAAAGTCTGCGTTTCTAAATGTTTGATATACTCTCTTCCAGTCTTCTGCAAGCAGTAATCTATTCTGTCTATCCGTTGTTGACATCTATTATTCCTCGTTATAAGTATTTATTTGTTTTCGTAAACTGAGTACTTAATTCTTTAACCTAAGAACCCAGCATTCTGGTCGAAGGAAAATTTCATCTGCTCTGATATATTGTAAGGTAGATATGATAACTCACATTCGATTTGAATACCGCTTTCGTACTGGTCTACAATAACATTTGTAGCATTAACACGAGGGTCACTATTAATAATGGTTGTTACATCAGTTACGATGGCTTCTTTAAGTGTTTCAGTCATTGGTTCAAATAATACGTCCCATATAATTGTTCCAAATTCTGGATTTTCTAACTTTTCACCTTGCCTAATATGAAAGTGATTTAATAGATCTTGTTTAATTAAACCAATATCATATAAAGTATATTGCTCGTTGTCAGGATTAACCGTACTTAGGCCTCTATAAGTTGACTGTTTTACCGGTTTTGGCTCTACAGCATTACTTTTAATCCTAACTGTTTGAACTGTATTCTTTTCAAGTGTGCTCATATCAATATTTATCCGTTAGTTTTTCGACTGTTTTTTAAAGGTATCAGGTACTGAATCAATATCATTATAGCCTGTAATGTCCATTGCTGTAGTTCTATCAGTTTTAACAGGAGTGTATTCATTAGGTATTACGTTTTCATGATGTTCCCAAGGCTCATGTTGTGGCAAGCGTTTGTGTAGAGACGCGGTAGCGGTAGCGGTAGCGCCAGGAACCACGTGAGTGGACAACGGAGTTGTCGGTAAAGCAATTGGACCGTTCATATGAATGTTTGATGCTGTTTCAACATGGTCTACTCCACTATTAACGTAACTGTATGCTCCGCTAGTAATGTGTGTGTTAATGCCTGCTAGAGTTTTAATACTTGCATCTGTTTCAAGTTGTATATCAGACTTGGCTAATAAATTAATGTTACGACCTGCTTGCATATTGATGTCTCTATCAGCAGTTAAGTTTACATCATTTTCACTATGAACACTTAGTGAATCTTTTGAATAGATATCAATTTTGCCATTAGCACTCATTTGAATCCAACTATTACCACTACCGTGATTAATATAGATTAAATCTTCTGTATTATGTAATAGAATTTGATGTCCGGTTCTAGTGCGTATTCTTGTTAATTCATTATGCGGAATTGAAGGATCACCTCCTCTTTCGCCTAGTGCAGAATTTTTAAATTGTTTGTTATGTGTGCTTGCAGGTCCGATTCTAGTAAAATTTTCATCACCGTCATCCATTACAAAACTAGTACCACCTAATCTACTATAAGGAATATTTGCTGTTGCACCTTTTGTTCCATACGGTGCTTTAGGCTTTCCTTTACGTTTATCATATGGACCTGGAGTACTAATTCCTGTTACCATACTAGGAACATCGCGTCTTGCACTTGAAGATGTTAATCCTCTAGTACCGTCAGCGTTTAATCCTGCTCGTGCAAGCATAGACATCCAGTCATGATTAATTGGCTTCCTAAACTTTGTTGGGTCGGTACCTGTATTGTCTTGAATATTCTTTTTATTAATTTCGCCAGTAACTAGTTTACCAGTTATTGCTGAACCAAATGCTTCTGAGATAGTAGGCTGTCCACTATAATAACTAGTTGCAACTCCCCTGTCGGGAACTGTAAAATTTGTATAATTGTCAGGAACGCAAGCAATGTAATATCCCATATTGGGCTGGCCTTCGATAAAAATAACAATTACTCTTGAGCCGATATCAGGTGGAACTGCCCAAAAGCCATACGCTTGTTGAGTATATGCATAATCTTCATTTTTACTTAGACCAGTATAAGGTGTTTGTCCAAAGAAAGGACTAGAATACTTTACTTTAAATGTTTGTTCGTCTGCCGCAATGTCGTTAGCACTGCCGGTTGCTTTTAGTAATTCAACTTCAAGGCCTCCCATGAAGTTAGGATCAAGGTGGCTAATTACCCTTGCAATATACGGGCCTGGATCTAGTTTACCTTTACTGCCTGCGGTACGCTTTGTTTCTGCCATTTACAATCCTTATATGTCTGTGTTGCCGCTATTATTAAGACGTTTTCTTGCAATTTCAGTTCCGCCTTCTGTTACTAATGATTCATACACATGAACTGGAAGACCAACTTTTTTAGTTGTTCTAATTTGACTTACATCTACTCCTGCGGTAACTAATGCTTCAGGACTTGCGTTCTTTAAATATTCGTCAATTAAATCTGCATCTACTACAATAAGACTCTTATCAAATTCTTTTGGTTTTTGTCCTTGAATTTTCTTTTCTTCATTTGTAATCTTAGTAGAAGTTTTGTCTGATTGATCAGTTTCTGCTTCAGGTCGTTGATTACTTCTACGTATAAGTTCAAGAACTTGTTTAAACTGTCCTCCAGCAAAAGTGTTCATTACTTTAATTACCTGATATAAGCCACTGAACTGGTTAACTGCGACTTGATCGCCAGGGAAACCCATAATACCATTGTCTCTAATATCAATAGGTGTTCTAAAATTTACTTCCACGTCAACTTCACCGTTTTGATAATCAATAGTTCCGTCACTGCTTAGATTAATAAATTCTGTGTTTTCTGAATTGTAATTTCCAATACCACTATCTGCAATGTAATAAGGGTCGCCCCAGATTGTCATATCAACTGTGAGCATATCAACATCACTGTTTACAATGGCTTCGTTAAATCTACGGGCAATATCAATTTTAGCATCATCTGGCGACACAGCACCAGTGGAAAGAGCGACTGTGCTTTGCATATCACTATCACCTGTTGGTCCGCCTTCTCCCCCTAGTGTTTCTTTATTACCGGTCTCTGTTTGTAATGCATCTTTCTTTTCTTGATCTGAAGATGCAGATTCTTGACCACTTGTTTTAGGATAGTTACCTGGAGAAATGCTTTTAAAGAATGTGTTATCCATGTTAAGTTGTAAATCAAGAATATCATCATTTGCTCCACTATAAATGTAGTCATACTTTTTACAGACTTGTTTTTTTAGATGTCTAATTCCTGCGGCATTGGCACTTGGCGCTATAAACCTCGACTCATGCACTTTGTATGGTAACACTCTGAATACATAAATTCTAGGTTTGCGGCCGATTTGATCTTCTGTGTCATTATCGGAGATCTGAAATACTTGAGTATCAATTCTAAACCATTCTTTAAATCCGTTTTCGTCTGATGGTGCACCAACGATCTTTTTACCATAATCAGAAATAATAATTATTTCACTAATAACATCCTGTATTCTTGTGCCTTTTGTAAATTTAAGTTCTCCAAGTGCAGGATCAATTTTTAATTGTCCGCTATCTCTATTCCAAATTTGATTTTCTTCATCCCAAGTAAATCCTGCAAGACCGTATGGTTGATTAGTAACACCAAATGCTTCTGGATCAAACACAGTTGCATTTCCAATATTATTTGAATTTTGTTCACCTGTTTGTTTCTTTTCAATTTCTTGTCCAATAGAAGTTTTGGATACTAAACTGCTTAATTTTTCTCGTACATATTCTAATGCTTCACGAGAAATTTTTCCTGCATTTGTAACAGCGTGCCATAACATTTCATATTCTTCTTTAGTTTTTTTATTTTCATTTAAACTCGAAGTAATTGTATTTCCTGTACCAACTTCACTTTGTTCGTTAGCACCTTTAGTTTCACTGTCAAGTGGTTTGCTATTGCCTTTAGTTGCTCTAGTTTTAGGAAATGTAATAAAGTATTGATCAGCAGTAAGAACTTTGTCATCAATTGCTTTTTTAGTATGATGTAAATTAAGAGCGGCAGATAAACTTCCTGGACCGCTTTGCATCATTGATTGTATTGTTCTACCTTTAATAGAAACATCAACCGGTAACCGCTGTACTTGGTCTGTAAGTACAACATCGTTGTAGGCAACTCCTTCTACAGTATATGTACTACCGCCGCCATTAATTGCTAACTCACTTCCGACAAGTTTAAACGGAAGCATACGTTTTGATTCTGGAACAGAATATGGTGTTCCATCTTGTTTCCAACCAACAAAGTCAATTGTTAAAAGAAAAGGTGATTCAGTATAATTTTTATGCCCTGCTTCTAGTGCCGCAATTTGTAAAGCCTGTAGAAACAATCCCATACTATAAGGCTCGTGTACTTCAAATCTAAAACCAACCGCGTTAGTTACCCCTTTTTTCTTAGTAGGAGAAATAATAGTTTCAATTTCTAAATTATCAATAAAGAACTCAATCCTTTTACCGTTAATCTCATATGCTGTTGTTACTTTTTTATCGCCTAATCCGCCACCGCTTTGTAATACAGCAACTTTAGGATAGTTTGTTCTGTATGTTTCATCTGGATTATTAAGTTCGTGATCTGACAAGGAATACAATCCAAGTTTGTAAGAGTGACTAGCATAAGGCATTAATACATTTGGCATAGGTAGAGCAATAATTCGACCATCGCCGGTGGCACTAAAGTTTCTTACGGCTGATTCAATTTTAGACATTTCTTTAAAAATTTTCGCGGCATCTGTTGCTTTTTTATTTTCTGTGTTATCTATTGATTCAACTGATAATGCATCTGCATTAGTGTCGATTGACTTGTTTGGTTTGAACGCTATTGTACCGTCGGATTGCTGTCCTGGTCTAGTGTATCCATTAGGAAGTGGTGTAGGGTTTGTATAATCTTCATCATAGACATCAAGTCCGTCTGTTTGATTAAACTCTTTTTTACCTTCTTCAGTTTGCCACGGGTATAGTTGCTTTACTGCCATACTAAATTCCTAACAAGGTTCGTAGTCGACTACCTTTAGGAACATATATGCTTACACCTGCTCTAAAATCATAAACTGGATCTTTTAACGTATCCATATTACGTTGAGCATATACCCACCATAACTTCGGTGAACCGTACATATCATATGCTAATAAATCTGGACGTTGATGATACTGTGATTGAATTTCGTATAGCACATCGTCATTGTCAGCCGGCACTGTTCGAATAGATAAGATATCTAAATATCCTGAACTTGATATTCTTGTTTTTCCCCAGGGTGAATCATTTGCCATTAGATGAATCCTTTATCTTTACCAACATAGTCTCCTCTTACAAATGCATCTAAACTAAATTTCTCAACTTCTGATCTAGAGTATATTGGTTGTAGTGTTACAGAAATTTGACTTTCAACAGGAACATATGCAATTTGGCCTTTTTCATCTGGGCTAGTATCTGTGTTAGCAATGCGTTTTGCGTTCTTTTCTAACTGTGCTAAGTTAACTGCAATATAATCAACATCTGTTGGCATATCTAATGTAAAGTTTGTAATGATTACCGGAACATTTTTAAAAACATAGTCACCGTATCCGTTTAGTTTAACTACTGGCGGTGGTGCTCCTTGATTTGAACTTTGACCGTAAAACATTTTTGTTACAGATCTTAAGTAATGTAAGCATCCTAACCAATATGCTCCTTCTAATGAGTTTTGAGCATAAAATTGACCAGTTAGTGTCATTGCGTCCACACTTGAATTCTCATAAGCATAGAACGGATAATTACTATGTACCGGGGTTAATGCATTGTAGTTTGCACTATGTTGCATAATAATAGTTGGAGTATATGGAAAGCATAAGCCTCCAGTTTTCTTCAACTGTCCAATTAACGGACTCTCGTTATAAGACTGAATATTAGGAATACTTAATTTGACACGCCAATCTTTTCCCGCTGGATCTGTTGCCCAACTTGCTTCTGCTAGTTTAAGTTCGCTAGGTTCACCGTCAGAAGGTATAGTGCGTGATCTAATTGATTTCATAAACCCTTTAGCACCTTCCTGGAAATCAGCGATTCCATCTTTAATGATGCGTTCAGCGGTATCTAAAAGTCCGCCGGCTTCAGGTTTTTTAAATTCGTCAAATATCATAATTGGTAATCCTCGTTATAAGTATTTATTGACTTTTTTATCAGAGTAGTTTATAATAAGGAATAAAATTGGAGAAATATCTTGAGAAAAGTAAATTATTTAAACAACAAAGACATATTGAAAGAGATTCATAAGTCTAAGGCGTCTTTTAGCAGTTTTACTGACGACGAGTATGCACAATATGACATTATCCTGCCTAGTTTGGATAAAATTAATGTTCGTACTATTGCTGAAGCAAAACGTAACAAAGCAAAGCGCCTAGGTGATGCAGATTATGCCGCACGTAAACTAGCAGGTGAAAAAGTTAAACAAGCAGAATGTGAAGTAGATTATAAAAAAATTACCAAAGAAGAACTAATCTTTAGAATTATGACATTTGATCATATTCCTGAGGAAAAAGGTCGTAAGAAAAATCCAAAGACTGTAGCAGATACAAAAGTTAAATTAAATTTTCCTCCGTACCAACACTTTAAGTTTGACGATAAGGATAATTTGATTTGCGTTGGTAAGAGTCATTGGACAGGTGGTATGGAAAACGGCAACTTTACACTTAGAGGCGGTACAGCAACAGAAAAACTAGCACGTATGTGGATGAAACTATGTGATCGTTATGCTACTCGTGGTAATGTTCGTGGATATACGTATAATGACGAGATGCGCGGACAAGCCATACTACAACTAGCACAAATTGGACTACAGTTTGACGAATCAAAATCTGATAATCCTTTTGCTTACTATACTGCCGCAGTTACAAACTCGTTTGTACGTGTTATCAACATTGAAAAACGCAATCAAAACATTAGAGATGATATCCTTGAAATGAATGATATGACTCCAAGTTATACTAGACAGATGCAAGGCGAATTTGAACGTCAAGAAGCAGATGCTCAAAGAAGATTAAAAGAAGAACAAGAAAAATAAAATAGTTGACTTTTACATAAAGGTAGTGTATTATTGTATAGTAACCTGGAGAAAATATAGTGTTTAAAAAAGCGGCAGTGTTTACTGATATCCATTTTGGATTAAAATCTAACTCTAAAACGCACAACGAAGACTGTGAATCATTTGTTGATTGGTATATTGAACAAGCAAAATTAAATGGATGTGAAACAGGCATCTTTATGGGCGACTGGCACCATAACAGAAACAGTTTAAATATTATTACGATGGACCATTCGATACGTTCATTGGAAAAACTAGGAAAAGCATTTGATCAATTCTTTTACTTTCCCGGTAATCACGATTTATACTATAAAGATAAACGGGATATCCATTCTGTAGAATTTGCTAATCACATTGACGGTATTACTGTTGTTAATAAAATGACAACAATTGGTGATAGTACAATGGTCCCTTGGCTAGTAGGCGAAGAATGGAAACAAATTCCTAAAGTTAAAAGCAAATATATGTTTGGGCATTTTGAACTTCCAAACTTTTATATGAATGCTATGGTAAAAATGCCTGAAACAGGCGAACTTCAAGCAGAACATTTTAAACATCAAGAATATGTATTCTCAGGACATTTTCATAAACGTCAAACATTAGGAAATATTACATATATTGGTAATGCGTTTCCGCACAACTATGCTGATGCTTGGGATGATAAACGCGGTATGATGATTTTAGAACATGGTGGCGAACCACAGTATATTGATTGGCCGCAATGTCCTAAGTATAGAACTGTAAAATTATCGCAACTTATTGATCAAAAAGATACACTTATTAAACCCAATATGTATCTAAGAGTAACACTAGATATTCCAATTAGTTACGAAGAAGCAAGTTTCATTAAAGAAGAATTTATGAAGAATTTCGAGTGTAGAGAAATTACATTAATTCCTAGTACACAAGATGACGAAATAAATTCAGATATTGATATTACAAAGTTTGAAAGTATTGATCAAATTGTATCACAAGAGATTGAAGCAATTGAATCGGAAAATTACAACAAACAAAAACTACTAGACATTTACCATGAGTTATAAAATATGATTTTGTTAAAAGATTTAACTGTTAAAAACTTTATGAGTGTGGGCAATCAGACCCAGGCTGTAGATTTTAGTAACAGACAACTTACATTAGTACTAGGCGAGAACTTAGACCAAGGTGGTGACGACAGTGGTTCACGAAATGGTACAGGTAAGACTACTATTGCTAACGCATTAAGTTATGCGTTGTATGGACAAGCATTAACAAATATCAAACTTAATAACTTAATTAACAAAACAAATTCTAAAGGTATGTTAGTTACACTAGAATTTGAAAAAGACGGAACACAATATAGAATTGAGCGTGGACGCAGTCCTAATCTACTAAAGTTCTACATTGATGATAACGAACAAGAGATGACTGATGAGTCACAAGGCGACAGTCGACGAACACAAGACGAAATTAATACATTATTACACATGAGCCATGATATGTTTAAGCATATTGTTGCTCTTAATACGTACACTGAACCTTTTTTAGCAATGAAATCAAACGATCAACGTGCTATTATTGAACAGTTGTTAGGTATTACTATTCTAACTGAAAAAGCCGAAGAACTAAAAATAAAACAAAAAGAAGTTCGAGATGCTATTACAGATGAAACTGCTCGTATTAATGCAGTACAAACAAGCAATGAGAAAATTGCAGAAACTATTGAAAGTTTAAAAGTTAAATCAAGTGCTTGGCGTCAATCAAATGCTAAAGATTGTGACCGTTTACAAAAAGGCATTGATGAATTAGAACATTTAGACATTGAAAAAGAACTCGAAGCACACGAGTTATTGGCTAATTGGTCTGAAAACAATAAGCAAAAAACTAATCTTGAAAAAGAACGTTCTACACTTGAAAGTGCATTAACTCAAACCGACAAACAAATTACAAAGTATACAAAAGACTTAGAAAATCTTGTTAATGCGAAGTGTCACAGTTGTGGTCAAGAACTACACGAAGAAAAGAAACATCAAATTGAATTACAACTCCAAGAAGAGTATGGCGAAACAATGACATACTTAATGGAGATTAATGACAAGTATATTAATGTGCAATCTAAATTAGATGAAATAGGTGATCTAGATGCAAAACCTAACACATTTTATGAAACAGCCAAAGAAGCATACGAGCATCGAAGTAATGTTGATAATTTAAAACGAGCATTAGAGTCTAAAGAAACAGAAAACGATCCATATGTTGATCAAATTGAAGAATTACAACAAACTGCTATTCAAGAAGTTTCATGGGACACTATTAACGAATTAACAAGTCTTAAAGAACATCAAGAATTTTTATACAAACTATTAACAAATAAAGATTCGTTTATTCGTAAAAAGATTATTGAACAAAATCTTGCATATCTAAACAACAGATTAACATATTATTTAGATCGTATCGGATTACCGCATCAAGTAGTATTCCAAAACGATTTGAATGTTGAGATTACACAACTCGGACAAGACTTAGACTTTGATAACTTGTCAAGAGGTGAACGCAATAGACTTATCTTAGGACTAAGTTTTGCATTCCGTGATGTTTGGGAAAGTTTATATCAAAATGTTAACTTATTATTCGTTGACGAGTTAATTGATAGTGGTATGGACACTGCTGGTGTTGAAAGCAGTCTTGCTATTCTTAAGAAAATGGGTAGAGAACGTAAGAAGAATATCTATTTGATTTCACATAAAGACGAACTACAAGGTCGTGTACAAAATGTACTTAAAGTTATAAAAGAAAACGGCTTCACTAGTTACGCAAACGACGTTGATATTGTAGAATGAGCATTGAAGACGATACACATGACAAATTAACTAAGGCTTACTTAGAATACTTTAAAGCAAACGAAAAGTTTGAGCGTTTTAAAGGCGAGCGAACTATGCAAGAATCTCGAAAATGGCTTCGTGAAATACGCAATCATGCTAAACAACGTGCAGATGAGATTCTAACAACATTTAAGAACCAAAAACAAGACAAGAAAAAATAGGCAACGGTAAGTATCAGTATGGACTGGACTTACAAAGGACAACAGATAAACACTATACCAGACGAGTATGAAGGATTTGTTTATCTAATCACAAATACAACCACTGGGCAAAAGTATATAGGCAAGAAACTAGCCAAATTTAAAACCACAAAGCCACCACTCAAAGGCAAAAAGAATAAACGCAGAGGCACTAAGGAAAGCGATTGGAAGGACTATTGGGGTTCATCAGATCGTCTTAATGCTGATGTACAAGCACTAGGTCCAGAAAACTTCACAAGAGAAATATTATACCTATGTAAAGGTAGGGGCGAAATGTCCTACATAGAGGCACGAGAACAGTTTGACCGCCGTGTATTAGAGAGAGATGATTATTACAACGGTATTATTAATGTTAGAGTTGGCGGTTCAGACAAATTACGACAGGCATTGCTAGAACATAGCATCAAGGCAAAGATATAGCAACATTGTTTGGTCGGGGATGCTCGACTCATCTTGAGGATATGTGAGATACCATATTCAGATACTGGTGCGTTGCAAGGAAAATGCTAACTTAAGGCATAAAAGATGTATGCTCTGTGAAAAAGATACAACATACGCGGCAAGTGTTTTTGCACTGTTAAGGAACAACTGCCGTCCGTGGATACTGCGAATGCTGAAGTAAGGGGTTGACGATCTACCGCCTCTGTACATATTATATGTAATCTTCTTTAACAGTGTGGTGAAGGCTAACTCACATGATGGCCCAAATTACTCAATTCGTCCGGCAACGGGCGAATTGTGGCTCAACTATCTACATGATGCTAAATTGCTTCGCAATTATTGTTGTTAATTAAAAAGAAATTAAGTGTTTGAGCGATAGCGAAAACAAGATGTGCTTTAGCACATCTACTAAACACTGTGTTTATCAATATATGAGTTTGATAGATTATTCATTAATGTAAATCAGGATCTCTTCCTAAACCCTTAACTGTATAATGTTCAATCTTATTGATAATATAAGATGATGTGTCTATTCCATTGTGTTGAAGAATACCTAAAACTGTAGATGCTTCTTCCTCTGAGGATAGCCCTTCTTCAACGATGTTGCCCAACACATCGACGATATTAAATGTATATCTCATCGTAGAATATTTATTACTACAGTTTGATATAAATAGTAATACATTACAGATTAGGATTTTGAAATGAAAATAAACGAGATTGCTGTTAAAAAACCTGTTTCCGAAGCACCTGTAGGTGCTATTAAGCAAGGTTTAAAGAAATTTGGTGCTAAAGCACTAGCAAAAGTAGGTGCTAAAGACACTGCTATGGGTATCGCAGGTCAAGTTGATACCGGTGACGAAGCAAATAAACTTCGTGGAGAATTCCAAAACTACATGGGTCAAACAGGACAAAATATTAGCAAGTTTGATGCTACTGATCTTAGTGCTTGGCTTAAAAGCAAAAAATATCCTGAACAGGCTGTTGACAACAATGTTGGCACAGGACAACTAAACAAGGCCATGCTAGACAAAATCCTATTAAAAGTTGTACAAGATTCTAAAAAAGTTGGAGGTGGTGCAACACCTGCTCCAACTGGCACTGGCGATTCACCTGCACCAGGTGCTGGCGCACAACAAGGTGCAAAAGGCGGAACAACTGGAGCATCAACAGATACAGGTAGTTCAACAGCACCTGATGGTAAAGCACCTCCAACAGCAAACGGTAGTGCGGCAGGTCCAGCAAGTGAAATTCCAGCAAGTATACAGTCTCAATTAGATTTGTTAAATGATGCAGATAAAAAACGATTAGCGAGTATGATATAATGAATTTAAACGAAATTAACAAACCTAACAATAGAACAGCACAGATATTAACTGAAAGTTCATATCAAACACTAACTGAAACTCAAAAGATTTATCTTAATAGATGGGAACGCGAACTTTGGCCCCTACTTGAAGAATACGTTAAACTTGCAGAAGCAGAACTAACTGCTGATCAAATTAATGCTATATTCCAAGGTGCTGAACAACGTGCAATGGCCGGTGGAGATAATAAAACAATAGCAGGCAAAGTAGGCGCTGGTGTTGCGGCGGCCGCTAAACTTCCTGTGGACATTGCTAAAAAGGTTGATGCTAAAATTAATGAACTTGGACGCATGGCACAAAATGCAGGTCCTATTAAAAACGCTGATGCTAAGTTTGAAGATCTTAAAAAACAAATTACAGCAAACAACAAAGACAGTAAAATTGTACAAGGCATACAAAAAGTAAGTGATTGGGCAAAAGAAAATCCAGGCAAAGCAAGTTTAGCAGTTGGTATCTTAACAGCGATTGCGGCATTTGCCGGTGGTCCAGTAGGTGGTGCGGCCGCAGGTTTAATACTACGTTCAACAAAAGAATTATTGCAAGGCGAAAAACTTTCAAGTGCAGTTGGTAAGTCAATTAAAACAGCCGCATACGGTGCTATTGCAGGTTGGGCATTAGACGGCATTGGAGACTGGTTAGAAGGATTAAGATACGATGCAATTCCTTATGATAAGGCACCAGGACTCACTACACTTGAAGTAGGATTTACAAAAACATTTGAAGTGCCCGGATTCAGCAGTGTCAAAGAACTAGGATCTATGGTTATTCCAGAAGATCAAGTGGGAGAATTTACAAGACTACTTGACGTGATGAGAGATGCAACTGCTGGCGGAACCAGCAATAGTCCAGAAGGCATAAATGCATTTAACGAATTATGGACATTTGCAAAGACCTTTGACAAGGCAGAATTCATTGCGGACATGAATCTTTCAAATGAAATTTCAAAAGCAGTTGCGGTAGCAAACGATCAATTCTTAAGTAACTTAGAAATGGCAAACAGCGCCATTGCGGCGGCGGCACAAGGTAGTGTACAAGCCTCAGGTAAGCAAACACCTATCAAAGTTGGCGGCGAAGAAGTAGAACCAGAACAAGGTGAACTTGATTTACAAGGCGGCGGAGCAAAAGCAGAAGAGTCAATTGATTACGAAACTTCTTACAAATATCTATTAGAACAGTATATTGCAGAAGCAGATCCAGCACAAGGTGAATTACCATTAGACAATCCAAACTCGCTTGGCGCAAAGATGAAACGCGGATTAGGCAAAGCGGCAAGTGCAGTTGGTGGCGCAGTTAAAGGCGCGGCAGGCAAAGCGGCCGCAGGTGTTAAGCAAGTTGGTAAAGACTTAGGTAATAAAGTTACTGCTAACAAACTAAACAAGTCATGGAAAAAAATGGGAGAGCCTACTGATGCAGGTAGTATTGCAAACATACTAGCAGATGCAGGTCTATCCTCAGATGATATTAAATCAATTGGTCAAGAACAAAAAGTAGATTTACCAGCACCTGCCGCTAGTGCAGGAAAAACAGCAGATAGCGAAACTGGTGGAACAGGCGGCGATGCTAAAGGTGGCGCTGGTGTAACAGGTGGTGACGCTAAAGGTGGCGCTGGTGGAACAGGTGGTGACGCTAAAAGTGATGCAGGAACTAATACAACACAAGCAGATGGCGGTTCTAACGCTGATACAGCGTCAACAAGCGGTGGTCAGGGTGCAAGTGGTAGTGCAGGCGCATCAG